GAGGAAGCCCGTAAGGTTGCAGAACGCGAAGAGCGCGCTGTTGCACTTGCAAGCGACTTCACCGTTCCTTCTACTTCGGCTAACAGTGACGCTGAGCAGATTCGTGCAATGGCTCGTGGAGAGAAGCGCAGCTTCGACTTCAGCAACGAGCAGCGCGCAATCTCTGGTTCAAGCACTGGCGCACCGGTTCCAACCAGCTTCTACAACCAGGTAATCACGGTTGCAAAGTTTGTCGGCCCGATGCTAACCACTTCGACCATGCTTCGCACCACATCTGGTGAGCCACTTCAGATTCCTTCACAGGCAACCTACTCGGCTGGAACTCAGACCGCTGCTGGTTCTGCACTAACCGAGTCTGACCCAACCTTCAACGCTTTCAAGACCCTTCAGTCTTGGAAGTTCGGTGGGCTTATCACTGTTGCACGTGAACTTCTTGAGGACACTGGCGTTGACCTGCTCGGTTTCCTAGCCGACCAGATCGGTGTTGGTCTTGGTTCAAGCGTTAACGCTGCACTAACCACTGGAACTGGAACCACTGTTCCAACCGGTATCGCTACTGTTGCAGCTTCGGGTGTAACTGGTGGAACTGGTGTTTCGGGTGCGTTCACCGCTGACAACCTGATTGACCTTGTTTACTCGGTCAACACCGCGGCTCGCCGCCGTCCAGGTGCAGGTTTCCAGATGAACTCATCGGCTATCGCAGCTGTTCGTAAGCTAAAGGACAACTACGGTCGCTACATCTTCGATCCAGCACTATCGGCTGACAAGAACGACCTTCTACTCGGTTACCCAATCTTTGAGAACCCTGACATTGCATCGCCAGCGACCAGCGCCACAAGCGTTCTGTTCGGTGACCTTGCTTCGTACTATGTTCGTGAGGTTGGCGGAATCCGTCTAGACCGTTCGGACGACTATGCATTCGCCAACGACCAGGTAACTTTCCGTTACACCTGGCGTGGAGACGGCAACCTGATTCAGACTTCTCACGTCAAGAAGTTTGTTGGTGCTGCCAGCTAGTAGCTGACATAAGCGGAATCCCCCCACCGGTGCGTAGGCTGGTGGGGGGATTCTTCTTTTGCTATTGTGGGATTACTACGAAAGGAAAGTAATGCCCAAAGGTTCAATTAGTTGGTTTAGTAACAGTCCTGACGCACCAACTGGTTATGGTGTGCAAACTAAACAAGTTGTGAAGCGTTTGTTGGATGATGATTACAAGGTTGCTATTTTGAGCAACTATGGGCGTGAGGGTGTGGATGGGGAAACCCGTGTTGGCAACCATGTCATTCCAGAGTTTGCGCGTGGCACTGATGCTTATTCGCAGGATGTAACGAACCTGAACTTTCAAATGTGGAAGGCACAGAACCCTGGCATGCCTTCAGCCCTAATCACTTTGTATGACACTTGGATTATGAAGGGTGCGTATAAGGATGTTCCGATTGGTTCGTGGGTTCCCGTCGATCATCATCCTGCACCACCACAAGTTTTGGAGTGGTTGGCTAGACCAAATGTCACCCCGATTGCGATGAGTAAATTTGGGCAGAAACTTATTCAAGATGCCGGCATTGATTCTGAGTATGTTCCTCACGCTGTTGAACGTGTGTTCCAACCAACCGATAAGGTCGGTGACCAGAGCAACCGCGAGTATTTGGGGTTTGATTCATCGGACTTCATTGTGGGTATGAACGCAGCTAACAAAGCGAACGGGTTGGTGCATCGTAAAGCGTTTGCTGAGAACTTGTTGGCGTTTAGTATTTTCGCTAAGAAACGCAAGGATGCAAAACTTTATTTGCATACTGACATGTTTGGCACTTTCGGTGGTTGGCCACTAACCCCGTTGCTGGAGTCGGTCGGTATCAGCACTGACCAGGTTGTGTTTGTGGATCAGGTTGCTTACCGTAAGGGCATTAGCCAACACATTTTGGCTGGCATTTATTCGGCGTTTGACGTGTATTTGGGTGCGTCTTATGGTGAGGGTTTTGGTGTTGGCACCATTGAGGCGCAAGCGTGTGGTGTGCCGGTGATTGTTTCTAACTTCGCAGCATCAGCTGAACTTGTTGGTGAAGGTTGGTTGGTTGAGGGGCAACCGTTGTGGGATCATCATCAACGCGCCTGGTTCAATGTGCCGAACGTGAACAGTATTGTGGATGCTTTGGAACAGGCCTATAAGCGCGGTCACGGGGTTTCCGTGAAGGCTTTGGAGTTCGCTAAAGGTTATGACGCTGATGCCGTGTATGAAGCGTATTGGAAACCTGTTCTTGCAAAGTTGTTGAAGTGATTCCTGTTGTTGGGTTCGCCACGTTGAAGCGTTTTGATTTGGCGCAACGCTTGCTGGACTCCATTGATTTCCCTGTTGAAAACTTGGTCATTGTGGATAACAGTGGGTTAGCTGAGTGGAACCCTGAGAAACCTGTGTGGGTGCAAAACATGTGGGTTATTCGTGTGCCGTTCGGTTTGGGGTTGGTTGGGGCTTGGAACCTTATAGTGAAATCAACACCTTACGCACCATATTGGGTGTTGATAAACGATGACGCATGGTTTGCACCTGGTGCGTTGCGAACGATTACTGAGGAAGTGGATACTGATGCGCTTAACTTTTTGGACTGTTACCCGAAATGGGCTGCACCGGTTCTTGGAGAAGGCATGGTCAATAAAGTGGGTCTTTATGACGAACGTTTTTATCCTTTGTATTTTGACGATAATGATCTTGAACGTCGCGTTGTTCATCACGGTGTTCGTATCAAGCACATTGAAGCAAAAGTTCATCACGATAACTCATCAACTTTGGCAGGGCATGAAGAAGTGAACGCCATTTCTTATCAGAGAAACAATGAGTTGTTTCAGAGGAAGCAAGCTGAACAGGATTTCACGCAAGGCGAATGGTCTTTGAATGTTAGAAGGGCGAACCGTTGGGATTAAGGATTTACAATGGCGGCACTTATGATCTGTTTCATTGGGGTCATGTCAAAATGTTGGAACAGTTGAAGCAACTTGCTGGTGATGATGGGGCTTTGATTATTGCTTTGAACACTGATGAGTTTGTGGAAAAGTTCAAAGGCAAACGGCCGATAATGAATCTATGGGAACGATTTGATGTTGTCGCTTCTTGTAAGTATGTGGATGAAGTCGTTGTGAATGAATTTGATGGCGATTCAAAACCAACTATTTTGGCTACCCGTGCCCAGTTTGTGATTACTGGTACTGATTGGGCGGAAAAAGATTACATGAAGCAAATGGGTTTCACCAGGGAATGGTTGGAGTCAAACAAAATTGGGTTTGGTTTTTTGCCTTATACCGGTGGTATCAGCACTACACAGATTAGGGAACGTCTTAGGTTCGGTAAACTAGAAGCATAGACTTCTGAAAGGCCACTGATGGCAATATCAAACGGGTACGCAACTCTTGCACAAGTCAAGTCTGCACTTCGTATCACTGACACAGTAGATGACGCACTTATTGAGTTGGCTGTTGAAGCAGCTTCACGCGAAATAGATGCTTATTGTGCGCGCGTGTTCTACAACATGGGTTCATCAGCTCGTTTCTTCAGCGCATCAGATCCATACTTCTGCCCCATTGACGACCTCATTACGATTACGGAACTGGCAACAGCGTTGACCAGCAACGGAAACTATGACACTGTTTGGGCTAACCCTTCCAGCGGTCAAAACAATGGTGACTATCAGTTGGAACCTTTGAACGCAACAGCCCCAACTGACGGCATTCTCTCGCCTTACACGGGTATTCGTGCGTTGTGGCGTTACCTTTTCCCAACCATCGGTGGCAACGCATTGGTTCGTGTTACCGGAACATGGGGTTGGTCAAGTATCCCTATCCCAATCAAACAAGCCACAGTTATCCAGGCTGCACGTATTTTCAAACGCAACGATTCACCGTTAGGTGTTGCAGGGTTCGGCGACATGGGTGTTATGCGAATCAGTTCGCAACTTGACCCTGATGTTCGTCAACTCGTTGAACCTTACAAGTTGGCTAGGAACTTCGCTTGATAACCGAACTTCGTGACGGCATCGCAACGAACCTGGGAACCATACCTGGTTTGCGAACGAAAGCGTTTGTGCCAGATACTTTCAGCGCACCAATGGCTGTGGTTGAACCACTAACCATAAACTTCGACACCACTATGGGTCGTGGGTTGGATGAATTCAACTTCAAAGTGACTGTGTTGGTGTCACGTGTCAGCGACCGTGTGTCGCAAGCAAGCCTTGACGCTTACTGTTCAAGCTCAGGGGATTCAAGTGTGAAGTCTGCGATAGAATCAGATAGGACACTTGGCGGAAAGGCTAACGATCTCCGAGTGACCGGCATCACCACTTATGGTGGGCTAACCATCGGAGATACCACTTATCTTGCAGCAGAGTTTGCTGTCAAGGTTTACGCAAATTAGGAGAAATAAATGGCAAAGTTTCTAGCCACACAGTTTCAGATTTCGTTGAACGGAACTGATCTAACTAACAGCCTTCACGCCGTTACCCTGGATGTAAAGTCTGGCGATGTTGACACCACCACTTTTGGTACCAGCAGCACCGTTTACAAGTCCGTTGTTGGTGGCATTGTTTCTGGCACCGTGAAGTTGGAGTTCTTCCAGGACTTCGCAGCTGGTTCAGTTGACGCAACCATTTGGCCGCTAATCAACACCATCGGTACCGTTGTTATCAAGCCAAACGGAACCGCTGTTTCAGCAACAAACCCTTCTTACACTGCTAACGTTCTAATCAACGCTTATCAGCCAATTAACGGTTCTGTTGGTGACCTAGCATCGTTCAGCGTTAGCTGGCCGACCACTGGTGCTGTTACTCGCGCCACCGCTTAATCAAGGATAAAAATTGAAAATCAACCTACGCGTCACTTTTCTATCCGGCGAAAGCAAAGAAGTTACAGCATCAGCTGCTGACTTGGTTGCGTTCGAAGATAAGTTCAACATTTCGGCAACAAAACTTGAATCCGATCCGCGGATTACTTATTTGATGTGGTTGGCTTGGCATGCAATGTATCGTGTCAAGCTGACTGCTGAAACCTTTGAAAACTGGATTGACCTGGTTGAAGTTGTGGGCGGTTCTGATACTGACCCAAAATCAAAGGGCTAGGCGATTCTTCGGCGCATTGGTACATTGCGACTATTGCGTGTGAAACAGGTATTGCGCCTAGCGTACTGATGCAGGAATCGGAACGCATGTTGTGGACTATGAACCGGTATTTGATTAGTAAGAATCAAGAAGGTTAGTCATGGCAGATGTTGATGCGGTTATTGAAACCGAGATTCCTATAGCAAAACTTTTACGCGCATTGAAGGCTATTGATCCTGAGTTGCGTAAGGGTGTGGTTCGCCGTGTCAAGGAAATCGGTAAACCTGTTGAACTTGCTATCAAATCAAACTTGCCACAGGTTGCCCCTTTGTCGGGTATGAATAATGGTGGGCGTTTGGGTTGGGGTGTGGGTAAACCTGCTAACTCAACTACTTTGGCTTTCAAAGCTTCTGCATCTAAAACTGATGCCATTACTCCGTTGCTTTCTGTAAAAGTTAATTCGGCTGCTAGTGCTATGGCTGACATTGCTGGCCGTAAAGGTCAGGGTAATACTCGTTCTGGTCGCGCCATGATTGCGAAATTGAACGCTATTAGTGGGGCTTCGCGTTTTGTTTACCCTGCCGGTGAAAAGGCTATGCCTGGCGTGGTTGACGAAATTCAAAATACAATTGATGAAGTAAGCCGAATCATTGAGAAAGAGTATGCCTGATGGCCATTGTTTTTCCTATTAGTTACAAGGTGGATTCTTCCGCATTGAAATCTGCTGAGGGTGAAGTGAGTGGTTTCGGTGACAAACTCAAAGGCTTATTCACAGGGTTTGCTGTTGTAGGTGCCATCACTGGTGTAGCGAACTTCACTAAAGAACTTGTCAATGCTGGTATCGAATCAGATAAATCTGAGAAGCGTGTTCGTAACATTGCTTCTTCGATGGGTATTTTCGGTGATAAAGCCGGTGCCGTTTCGGATCGTATCCTTGCTTTGGCTGAAAGCCAGGCAACGCTCACTGGAACTGATGATGATGTTATTAAGGGTGCGCAAGCAAAACTTTTGACGTTCGTTGATTTGGCTAAGACTGCTGG